TGGACTCACACTTGAGCAGTACGCGCAGGAACTCATCAACGTCGCCAAAACGGAAGTCAAGAAAGAAAAGCGAAAGTATATAAAACGTAGTAAGTATTGGACTACTGGGAGGCGTTGATATGAACGAGAAACTGGAAGCTGCCATCGCGTATCTACGTGGTCGCAAGAAATACATCCTTGACCCCGGCTGCAAGTTCGTGCCGACCAAGCCAGTGCAGACCGATGTGGCCGAGACCATCCGCAAGTATCGGCAGGAGGTGGAACAGGTGCCATCGGTGCAGTTGGTGAAAGGCAAGAAGAAATGATACGCGTCTTTGCAGATGATGACGTTCCAAGAGACGCACCTCGCGAATTAAAACCGTGGGGTAAACCGTTTCTGTTGCAGACCGCTTGGCACACAGCGTTCCCGTGGGCTGATCTGGATAATGAAAGGAGTAGCCCATGGCATCAACACCAGAGTCGAAAGTGAAGCGTAAAGTCAATGCGATACTTTCCGCGTTGGACTGTTACTACTTCTACCCCATGACAGGCGGTTATGGCCGGTCAGGAGTTCCCGACATCATCGGGTGCTACAAGGGTTTGTTTTTCGGTATCGAGTGTAAAGCGGGGAAGGGCAAAGCCACCGCGCTGCAGTGCGCCAACATAGACGAGATCAACCGCACAGGTGGGCACGCGTTTGTTGTCCGCGAAGATACCGCCACGCTGGAGTTTATTCGAGAGGAACTGGAGCATGGTCTCGCCAATGTCCGCGCAGTTCGACGACAGTGAAGAAACAAAACAGGAGTACCTCAACTACATCACCAGTATCGTCTGTGGGTGCCTGTGGGGAGAGAACAATCATAAAGCGGTGCTCATACACTGCGATCCCGAAAACAAAGCGCTCGGAGTTTACGCGCTAAACGCTAACAACGAAGAGACACAGCTTATGATTCAAGCCGTTGCACAGCACTACAGCCAGCCGCGCCCGGAGATACTACAGTGAGCCAGCCGTTCGAGGACTTGGTTGTTCTTGACTTCGAGACCGCGTGGGACAAGAAGGAATACACGCTGTCGAAGATGTCTACCGAAGCGTATATCAGAGACTCACGCTTCAAGGCGTGGGGGTTGAGTTGGAAGTATTACGGGGAGGGGGTGGCTCAGTGGGTGAGCCACCGGGACGTGCCTGCGTTCTTTAAGAGCATCGACTGGTCCAAGACCGGAGCGCTGGCACACAACGCTCAGTTCGACATCGCCATCATGTCGTGGGTCTACGGGCACGTCCCCTGCTTCATCATGGACTCGCTGAGCATGGCCCGGGCGCTACGTGGGGTAGAGGTGGGCAACAGCCTGCGCCGCCTCGCTGAGCAGTTCGGACTGCCCCCGAAGGGTGAGGCGACCCACAGTACCGATGGCATACTGGACGTGCTGCCGGTGCACATCGAGCGCGAGCTGGCGGAGTATTGCGATCATGACGTGTTCTTGTGCGAAGGTGTTTTCAAGAACCTGCTCCCCGGCTACCCCGCCAAGGAGCTACGGCTGATTGACCTGACGCTGCGCATGTTCGTACAACCCACGCTGCATCTCGACCCCGTGATGCTGCGGGAGGCGATCGAGGAGGAACGCATCAAGCGGGAGGGGTTGCTTGCACGGCTGGGTTTTGCGGAGAAGGACTTGGCCAGCAGCCCGAAGTTCGCAGCGATTCTGCGCTCCATCGGAATCGAACCACCGATGAAGAAAAAGAAGCCCACGCCGAAGACGCCGAACCCAGAGGGGTTGACCTACGCGTTTGCCAAGAACGACGCACTGTTCCAAGCGCTGGTCAACCACGACAACGAGGACGTGGCGCTGCTGTGCGAGACGCGGCTGGCTGTCAAGAGTACGTTGGAGAGAACCCGGGCGCAGCGCTTCCTCGACATCTCACAACGTGGGACGTTGCCGGTGCCTTTGAACTACTACGGGGCGCACACTGGGCGCTGGTCTGCATCACGCGGATCAGGGTTAAACATGCAGAACCTGAAGAGGCGCTCGTTCCTGCGTCGGTCGATCATGGCTCCTCCGGGCTACAAGGTCGTGGTGTGTGACCTCGCGCAGATCGAGCCTCGCGTGCTGGCGTGGCTGGCCGACTACCGGGACCTGCTGCAGATATTCGCCTCGGGACAGGACGCCTATGCCATGTACGGGGCGCGGATGTTCGGCATACCGGGGCTGACGAAAGAGAGCCACCCAGAGCTGCGGCAGTCGGCCAAGGCGGCGCTGTTGGGCGCGGGCTACGGGCTGGGATGGGCGAGCTTCGCGGCTCAGCTCCTCACCGGCTTCCTTGGCGCACCGCCAACGCGCTATGACAAGACGTTTGCCAAGCAGCTGGGCGTCACCTCCAGCACGATCGCTGACTTCCTGTCGTATGAACCTAATGTGGAGAAAGCGCTGGAGATTCCGCGCCTCTGCACCGATGAGGAGACCATTGTTCACTGCGTTGCAGCAAAGAAGATCATCGACGTGTACCGGGAAGAAGCAGCTCCGGTGGTGGATTTCTGGGGCCTGTGCGACGACGTTCTGGTGAGGTCGCTAGTGGGTAGGCGCGAATATAAGCACAAGTGCCTGCTCTTCAAGAAGGAGGCGATCGTGTTGCCAAACGGTTTACATCTGCGCTATCCTAGCCTCACAGGAAAACCCGACGAAAAAGGCCGGGTGCAGTGGACGTACGGTGACATGCACAAGAAGCTTTATGGAGGGAAGCTTACTGAGAATATTGTGCAAGCCGTGGCACGCTGCGTAATGACGGATGGCATGCTCCGGATACAGAAACGGTATTCCTGTGTATTAACCGTGCACGATGAGGTTGTTGTTCAGGTTCCAGACGCTGAGGCGTATGAAGCCGAGAAGTGGGTGTTGGCTCAGATGGTTAAAGAGCCGTCGTATCTCCCGGGTATACCACTGGCCGCAGAGACCGGGGTGGGAGAACGCTACGGTGACGCTAAATAACGAAAGGTAAACATGAAAATCATCACGATAGGCAGTCGCGACTACCAGATACAAATTGTTAAGCACGTACGTGAAGCACTGGGTGAAATTTTCTACGACGCAGGCGTGATCGAGCTGGCTGAGCGGTGCGCGGTAAGTGGCTTCAAATATTCAAAGCGCGAACGCACGGTGGCATTCTGGCATGAAATCGTTCATGGTGTACTGAACCAGATGAAAAGCAACAAAGCTTACGACGAGCGTTTCGTTACCGATTTTTCCGAACTCTTAACCACAGTTATTAAACAGGTACACCCACATGAAAGTAACATGGTCACACAGCTCTTTGAAACAGTTCGAGCAGTGCGCAAGACAGTACCACGAAACAAAAGTGTTTAAAAATTATCCGTTCGTAAAAACGGACGCGATGCAGTACGGCGACGAGCTACACAAAGCAGCCGAGCTGTACGTAAAAGGAACGCCCCTGCCGCCAAAGTTCGAGTTCGTAGCGCCGACGCTTGACGCACTGCTTGCCAAACAGGGGTCGAAGCACGCGGAGCTGAAGCTGGCCGCGACCACCGACTTCGAGTCGTGTGATTGGTTTGCCAAGAATACGTGGGTGCGAGGAATCGTTGACCTGCTGATCTTGGATGAAGAGAACAAGCTGGCGTGGGTTGTTGACTACAAGACTGGAAGCGACAAGTACCCTGACCGCGACCAGCTTGACCTTATGGCGATCCTGACGTTCGCGCACTACCCGCAGGTGGAGCGAGTCAACGCCGCGCTCCTGTTTGTGGTCAACAACAGTATGACCAAGCACAAAGTTGAGCTGGACAGTATGGACAGTATCATCTGGAGCTACAGGGAGCGGGTGTCCAAGATCGAATCCGCACACGCTTCCGGCGTGTGGAACCCGAAGTCATCGGGCTTGTGCCCGTGGTGTCCTGTGAAGACGTGCGAGTACCACCCTAAACATTAGGAGACATCGATGCCCTACGTAAACAAGAAGCGCCCGTACAAGCGCGAGAACGAGTTGTACAAGAGCAAGCCCGAGCAGATTGAGAAACGCGTTCAGCGCAATGCCGCACGGCGAGAGCTGATGCAGGAAGGCGTTGTGAACAAGGGGGACGGCAAGGAAGTCGATCACATTAAACCGCTGAGTGCAGGCGGCACTAACAAGCGCAGTAACCTGCGCGTCAAAGCAGCGAAGGATAACCGCTCGTATGCAAGAAAGGCTAATCACAAACCGAAGTAGTCGCGAGATGTCGAAAGTCTTTCCACCGGTAGACAAATATTTCTTAGCCGTCCGCGATAGCGTTTTCAACATGCACACGGAGATTAGCAAGTGGGGCGTGGACGAGTTGGAGACACTGTGGCGAGCTAAGTTTGGTAGTAGGGGCGTGCTGTATCTACCGGAAATCGTAGTGCAGGACTGCCCTAAATACGCAAGAGTGGCGCATACAGGCGAGGAGTTGTTTTGGCTTGGTGTGTCGCTCCGCCTGTTCTATGAGAAAAAGTTGACGCGTATAGACACGCATTTGCTTGATGAAGACGGTGTACAAATACAATTCACAATAAACGAAGGGACGTATGGAAATCGTTGAAAACAAAGCGCTTGTACTCCGCACACGCAACCCCTCCAAGTTCAACATCATTCCCCGCAGCAAGCACATTGGGGAGATCGGTAACGGCGTGCATGAGGTGGCCGTCTACTGGGGCTTGGATGAGGCGCGTGTACTGAAGAACTTGGGCGTGCGCGATGTGCCATCGCCCATCCTGCGCAATTACAACTGGCCGGGGAAGTACAAGCCCTTCGAGCACCAGATCGAGACGGCCTCGTTCCTGACGCTGCACCGCCGCGCCTTCTGCTTCAGCGAGCCCGGTACCGGCAAGACGCTCTCCGCTCTCTGGGCTGCGGACTATCTGATGTCAGTTGGTGCGGTGCGGCGCTGCCTCGTCATCTGCCCGCTGTCAATCATGCAGTCCGCGTGGCTGGGCGACATAGCTAAGAGCGTTGTGCACCGCACCGCTGCTGTGGCGTATCACACACAGGCAAGTCGGCGTATCGAGGTGGTGCAGAACGATTATGAGTTTGTCATCTGCAACTTTGACGGGCTGCAAATTCTTGCCAACTCAATTATCGAAGATGGTCGGTTCGACTTGATCATCGGAGACGAAGCCAACGCTTGGAAAAACGCCAGCACAGATCGCTGGAAGTATCTGAATAAGCTGCTGAAGCCTGAGACAATCCTCTGGCTGATGACAGGCACTCCGGCTGCGCAGTCCCCGTTAGATGCGTACGGGCTGGCCAAGCTGGTCAACCCTACGTCGGTGCCCAAGTTCGCTACGGCGTGGCGTGATCGAGTCATGCTCCAGCTCAGCAAGTTCAAGTGGATACCAAAAGAAGATGCCGACACCACTGTGCACACAGCGCTTCAACCCGCGATACGCTTTACCAAAGCACAGTGCTTGGACCTGCCACCAGTTGTTACGGTGACACGTGAAGTCCCTCTTACGGCACAACAGCTGAAGTGTTACCGCAACTTGCGCGACTTGATGATGATTCGGGCAGCGGGTGAGACCGTCACCGCAATCAACGCTGCGGCGATGGTGAACAAGCTCCTGCAGATATCTGCGGGTGCCGCCTACACCGACGCCAACGAAGTCATCGAGTTCGACTGCAAGCCTCGGCTGAACGTGCTGCTGGAGGTACTGGCAGAGACCCCCCGCAAGGTGCTGGTGTTCGCTCCCTACCGTCACAGCATCGACACGATCAGCGACTTCCTGACCAAAGAGAAAGTGCCCTTCGCCAAGATACACGGAGACGTTAGTGCAAGCGCCCGGAGCCGGATATTCGAGCAGTTTCAGACCACCCCGGAGCCACGCGTGCTGGTGATACAACCTCAAGCGGCCTCGCACGGGGTGACGTTGACGGCGGCGGACACCGTAGTGTTCTGGGGGCCGGTGATGTCTGTTGAGACCTACATCCAGTGCTGTGCTCGATCAGATCGGCAGGGGCAAGACTCAGACAAGGTTACTGTGGTGCACATTCAAGGGAGTGACATAGAACGGCGCATGTTTAAACGCTTGATGGGCCGGGTACTTGATCACGGGGAGATGGTAAAACTTTACGAAGAGGAGCTTGCAGACCCAGAAGCAGGTGTGTAAAATGTTTGACGTAGTATAAAAAACCAAGGAGATCACAACGATGGAAGAGCCACAGATACCAATGGATAAACTCGCCAAAGTTTATCTGAAAATTCGCACCGAGATTCAGATGCGCACCAAGGCGTTCGAGGAAGAGATGGGCGTGTTGGAGGAGCAGAAGAAGGAAGTGTCCGACGCTATGCGGGAACAGATGAAGCTGAGTGGTTCCAAGTCTGTGCGCACGGACTACGGCACGGTGATCATGAAAGTTAAAACCGTGTTCGGCATGCAGGACTGGGATGGCTTCAAGCAGTTCATCGTGCAGAACAACGCACTGGACTTGCTGCAGCGGCGCATTGCGCAAAAGAACATGGAGAAGTTTCTGGAAGATACTCCCGACGTGCAGGTGCCGGGTTTGACTTCCAACTCCGAATACGAAATCACTGTTACTAAACCGAAATAAGAGGAAAACATGGGAAACCAAGTTACTGCATTTAACCCCGCTAAGTTGCCGTCCTTTGCCAAGCAACGTAGCGGCCCCCCTTCTGCACTCACGAAAGCCCTTGCTGGCAGCGGTGGTGGCGGATACCCCCGCAAGATTTCTATCAAGGGCGGGGTGTTTCGACTGATCGCTGATGGTAAGGAAGTGGCTGCGATTGAAGAGCGCTACCTCGACGTGGTGCTGGTCAACGCTGCCCCGACCGTATCGCGTGCGTTCTACAAGACCAAGTTCAAGGAAGCCGAGAGCTCCGCGCCGGTCTGCTGGTCGAACAATGGCGATACTCCCGACACTACGGTGCCGAGCCCCCAAGCGGCCAAGTGCGCAACGTGCCCGATGAACATCAAGGGCTCGGGGGACGGAGATACCCGGGCGTGTCGTTTTAATCAGCGCATCGCTGTGGTGCTGGCTAACGACATGCAGGGCAACATCATGCAGGTCACCGTCCCGGCCAAGTCCTTGTTCGGCAAAGAGGACAACGGCAACTTCCCGCTGCAGGCTTACGCACGCTGGCTGTCGGCGCAGAGTATCGAGCCGAACGAAGTCATCACGCGCATGAAGTTCGACACCAAGGAAGAATCGCCCAAGCTGTTCTTCAAGACCATGCGCTGGCTCGAAGACGAAGAGTTTGAGATGGTCGATACCCAGTGCAAGGCGGAGAACGCGACCAAGGCTATCGACGCGCCGACTTACGGGAACGCAGGCAACAAACAACTGGCGGCTCCGAAAGACGAAGACGACGAGGAGTTCGAGACCAAGAAGAAGCCCGCGCCGAAAGATGAGGACGAGGAAGACGCACCGCCCCCGCCGCCCAAGAAGAAAGCGCCCGCACCGACGCCGGATGATGACGAGGAAGACGCACCGCCTCCGTCACCCAAGAAGAAGGCTGCACCTGCAGAAGATAACGTGCCCGAGCCGACCAAGAAGAAGTCCACGAGTACACCGGCTCCTGCTGAGCGTAAGGCTCTGGGTGCTCTGGTCTCCGACTGGGATACCGACGACTAATCAACTAAAGGACGGGGGC